ACTTTCGGCATCGACTTTAAGCTTGTCACTGCCACTTGGGGTGACGTTTTTCACCACCATGCTGTGTGCCCAGCGGTCGGTGGTGCCGAAGATATAAAAGGGCGGTTCCATCCGGCCGTTGGTGGTGGCGCTAAAGTCCAGATTGCGCTCTAAAATCACTTCATCATCGCTGCTGCCTTTGCTGCAATTCACCGGACCAAACAGACTGCCATTGGGGCGTCTGATGGCAATGACGTGCTGAGCGTTGGCTGTCCAAGTCAGTGGCTGGTTTAGTTTAAGTCTATTGCCAGCGGTCACAGCAGTGACGCGGCCGGATTGGTTACGGATGTTGTCTGCCACGGCAATGAGGCTTGCGAACTGGGCGTTGTGGGCGTCCAGCTCGGTGGAGAAGTTGATAAACTTGCGCACATATTTCATCCTTGCGCGTACCCGCATACCAATGCGCCAGGCTTGGGTTTTGTTGGTGACGCCAAAGGCGCGGATTTTCTCGGGCTTGATCCCGGCATCGCCGGGTAGCAGGCATTTGATGGTGGCGGTTTTCCAGGTGTCCGGGTCCATATATTCCACTTCAACACCATCGGGTTCGTCCGGTTTAAAGTTGCTAAACTCAATCTTTAAACTGTCGGTCAGCATATTGTCCGGGCTAAAAAATTGCCGGTGGATGGTCTGGGGGTCTTCGCGCACCGGGTAGAGCTGGCCAAATTCCAGCACTGGCTCTGCGTAGCCGGTATAAAGGATACGCTGCAGCACATCCAGCAAGGTGCTGTCGTTATCAAACACGGCATTAAAGGTTTGATTTTGCGCGGCGCATTTGTTTTTAAAGCTCTGCAAATCGGGTAGGGAGAGCGTGCTGTCGCTATGGCCTGCGTCTTTGACCGCATAACCAAAAAAGTCGGCGATGGCGTTGGTGGGGCCAGGCTCAATCCAGCTGTTGTTACTCAGCCTTGGTAAAATGCGGGTTGGCTTGCACAGGATGCGGCTTTCGGCGCTGTCGGCCAGCGCGTTGTTGCCGATGATACTCATGGCCATGGTGGTGATGCCGCTGTAGCGGGTCACTGTATTTAACCGGCTTTTCACCCGCTTGCAGACCACTTTATCTTTGACCTGGATATCATCAAAAGCCGCCGTGGTGCGAATAATCGCGACTTCATAAGTGGCTTTGGCCACGCTGATAATCACAGTCTGGCCATATTCATCCATCGAGCGGCGACTGAACTTCACGGTCTGAATGGTCCAGTCGATGGTGCCAAGCACGCGGTACATAATATTGACGTACACATCAATGGTGCTGATGGTGCCATCATCATTAATCCGGCCCATGCCAGGGATAAAGAAGTCGACTTCAATTTTGTCGGTGGTCTCGTTCTGCGGGCAAATCAGATAGGGGCCAAGCTGCCAGTTCTTTAAATCCGTGATGGGTTCGATATAGGTGTTGAAGTAAAAGCGGTAATCCGTCGGAAAAACGGTCCAGCCGGGCTGGTCGACCTTCGTGACTGTGAATTCCTTTTTATCACTACTGACCGCTGTTACCTTATATAAGCCGAGAATGCCGGTGGTGCGGGTTTTGGCGATGCGGATATATTGTGAGACCGCTGCCGGGAGGCTCACGGCTTCACCGGCCATGCCGGTCAGCGTGATTTGGTCGGTGCTGACCGTTTCAACCAGATAGCCACCATTAATACCTTTGCCCATCAAGCCAATGATTTGACCAGCCACCTGGTGACGGCCAATGCCTGGCGCTGAAATGATGTTGCCGCTCACCGCAGCAATGCCTTCAAAGGTGGTCAGGTTATTGGTGCGGCCATTGATATAGAGATAGTCATCCAGTTTAAACAGCAGTTCAACCGCTGGGCCATACTGGCCGGTTTTACTGACCGTGAAGCGGTTTTGGTTAGTGACGATATAGGTGTTGGCATTACCATCCATCAAGCCTGGTGGTGTAGTGAGTTCAAAGCCGGATTCGCTGACTTCCGCGCTTTGGAACCAGTTTTGATATGCCGGATGGCTGCTGATATTGGCACCCGGCTCAAACAACGCATAGCTGATGTTATCCAAATACCGGCTAATGGGCGTTTGCGCGATTTTAATATCATCAGCACTGAGCTGATACTGGCCAACCCCAATCGAAAACAGCAAATCAACACAAGGCACGCCGTTTTTATAAAAGCGGTGCGGCTGGTTTAAATAGTCCGGGAATACGCCATGGGTGCCTGCAATTTCAGGAATAATGCCGTTTAAACGGGCGCGGTTGCCTTGCAGGTTCACATCATAAATGGATGAACCCGCTGGCGTTGTCCGGTTATAGGTATCAGGCATTTTCTTCGCCATGGCTTTGGCGGCCACAGCACCACCAACCACCGCCATAATCGCTATCACCGCCGTTGCTGCATCTTTGGGTTCCAGCATTAAATCTATGGTGCCATCCAGCGGCAGCAGCTCATTAAAGCGCGCTTCGGGCCAATGCTCACCATTGACGGTGCAGCTAAAAGGCGCTGTCCGGTCATCATAATTTTTGACGTTGGCCATCAGCCAGGCTTTAAGGCTGACCGGGGTCGTAAGCGGATACCCTTCATCCGGGGCAGTGCTGAATTTATTGCTGAAAATGCGGATCATATCGATAAAACTCTGTGTGAAGGCCAAGGCGTTTAAACTGGCGATGGCTAATGAGCGCCGTGCCGGTGTTTTGGGTGGTGTGTAAAATATCGCTGCTGTCGATACAGACCCCGACATGCACCAGCACACCAAATTTAAACAGGCAGGCCACTGCGCCAGGCTCGGCTTGCGTGGGTTTAAACTGATTTAAACTCTGTTGAAAGGCGATGTTTAAATTGTTTACATCATGCGGATGGATGGTGCCAAATGCAGCAAATAGCGGCTGGCCAAAGTCATGGTGCAGCACATGCCGCACCAGACCCCAGCAATCCCAGCCGGTTAAATCGCGCCCAAAGTCGACATAAGGCACCTGCAGATAACGCTCAATGCTATTAGCCATAAATCAGCCCCGGCGCAAAAGCAGCGGTATAACGGCGCTTTGGCCAGGGCGCATTGACCAAATCATGAAATGTTGCCCGCAAGGATGCGCTTTTCACGTCGACCGAGCTGGCCGTAACGGTTAACCGCATCGGGGTTTCAGAAGGCGCAGATAAGTTACTGCCCAAATAGGCCCGATAAATGACCGTCACCCGGCTGCCAGCTTCCATCGCCGCTTCAATAAAGGCCATGGCATCGCCTGAGACGTTATCAATCTGAAACTGCAGCTCCTGCGCGCCTTTGATGCTTTTTTGCGGCAAACTCACCGCAAAAAATGAGCGCGCAAAAGTCACTTGGCTTCCGGTTTCTAACGTCGCCACCAAGTCTTCATAGCCTTGCACCAGTCGCCGGGTGCCTTTGCTGCTAATCAGTTCAATGGTGTGGTGGATGATTTCATCCACCGGCGCGCTGGCGTAGACCACTTCAAGCAATTGGCTCATGGATAATTACTCAAGCGCTGGCGCTCAAAGCGTCGGCACATGAAACACATAATCCACGCCCGCCTGCACGGTGAGTGTGGCAATCGTTTGCTCTTGCTGGTCAACCCAATTTCGCACCACATCATAGTGCGCCACGATATGGGCAGGCACCGGCGCGGGTGTGTTGGTATTGGCCATGCGGTACTCGCGGATATACATCCAGTCGTATTTGGCAAGCTCAGCGGCGCTGGCCACTTTGACTTGTTTAACTAGCTCATGACGCACAATGTTTGCTGCTTCGGCTTCACCAACAAGGCTTAGCATGGTCTCTAAGTCGATGCCTTGGTATAAAAGTCCGTTGTGTTGGATATCAAAAATCATTCTACAAACCTCGCATGTTTAATTTCAGTCACTGCTGTTCCAAAATTACTTAAAATCGTGTTCGACGTCTTATAAAGCAAAAGCATTCCTCGGCTTTGCGCGATAGAGACTGATGTCGCATTTGTGTTTTCTGCGTATGAAAACTCCATAGAAACAAAACCGCCTGCAGACTCAGCTGCAAACAGGCCGCAACCATCAGAAATAAAATGGAACGAACGATTTGTTGCTGAAATTGTGCCTGCTATATAAGCGCCGAACATTGCTCCTGCTTGTGTCAGTTTGATCACTGCTTTTATATGTGCAGCTGATTCAATAGCGACGCGGACAAGGGTGCAAAACCTGCAAGAAAAAAGGCCGTTATACAGGTCATGTGCAGGTGCGCGCCAATTAATGACCACATCGTTAGTGTTATTAATGGCAGTACCGCCAATAAATAAGCGGATCCCCATGTAGGTCCGGTACGTTGTCACGTCGTAAACACCTGGTCGACAGTAAATTTCAACAGAGCCTGCGAAGATTTGTGATGCCAGATTTAAGGCTTTTTCAATCGTGGCAAAGGGCTTTGAACTTGTCCCTTCGTTCGTATCGTTGCCGTTGATCGAATCAATAAAGAATTGCTTTCGCATGCTGGGAGCCGATGCAATTGCTTGGGCCAGCAGAGTCGTCAATGTATTGCGCTCGCCTTGCCATTTACCCACTTCTTGGGTGTACGTTTGATTGAGCGTATTAATGGCCGACACGGCCTGCGCGAGTTGTTCTGATGTGGTGGCCATTTGGCGCTCCTTACAGGTTGTTTTCAATATCTGCCGCAGTCAACGTGCCTGCGACGGCTTTTTTCAGTAAATCGGTCAGAGTCTTGCGTAAAAAATGCTGCTGCGTTTGGCTATAGCCGCCATCGCCAAAGAGCGGGTAAATCGGAAAACGCTGACGCATGCCGTCAACGTCATGCACCCGAATGCCATTGCCAAGCACCTGGCGCGGTGTGCCAGCTGCATCTTTCACCCACGCGGTATTAGCCGTATCTGCAGGGTCCACTTGTCCTGGCACTTCCGGCACCACACCGACCGGGGTCCCGTAGTAAAAGTGCAGGGCGTTGACGCCTCGAAACGGTTTCGCTTGGGTGCCATGACCTGCGGCTTCTTCGGCTTTGAGTAACGCGTAATCGCCGGTAGGCAGGTTGTAGGGGTTCCAGTTCTCACGCGGGGTGCGCAAAATCAGCTCTAAGGGGATCATCCAGCTAAAGCCGCCAACCACGCGCGGGTGACTGGTTTTGGCGACGAATAACGTGGGGTCATTAAAGCCCCGATTGGCGGCAACACGTCCCGACGCATCACCCCGATTGAATTTATAGCGACGGTTATATCGCGCTGCATTCAAACGGCCAGCGCCATTGTGGGCGTCCAGCACATCATTCAGGCCATATTGTGTGTAGCTTTCTTCCAGAACTGCGCCATCTCCTTCAAGGCCGGGCAGCTTTTCACAAAGGGCCAACAGATCGGCACACTCAAAGCGGGCCATCCGGCTTTTGGCCAAATTAGCCCAGCTGCTTTGATGGGCGCGGCTTCTTAAATCCCGCACCAATTTAAATCGGTTGGTGTTATCAATGGTGCCAACGACCGCTTTGGCTTCGTTATAAGGTAAGCGGCCATTGCTATCGGCAATCACGGCCACCGGGTGCTGATGTCCAGCGTGCAGGTCAAGCGCTTGGTACTGTGTACCATCCCACCTCACGCGAACTGGGTGGGTGTGGCCAAAGTCGTTGCTTGTGGTCAGCTCCAGCGGGACGCCGGATTTAATCGACGTCATTTGAGCGCTGGTGAGCACGACTTCAAGACTGTGGTAATGGCTATTGCTATTACCGACCACAAAACGCGGCGATTGCTCAGCGCCACCCAGAGCACGTAAATCACCCACAGGATAGCTGTTGATACGGTACTGCAGGGTGCCAAAACGCGGCACGCCTTGGGCGTCAACATAACGCACCGTGAAAGGCTGATAGCTGAGGTTTTCTAAGCGGTTTTTATGGCCGCTGGCATTTAAATAACGGCCTTTTTCAAACATATCGCGATAGCCCACGGCATCGTTGGAGTGGCGAAACGATTCGGCAGGATCTGCTAAGGCATCATCTTCAGATTGCTCTAACCAGCATTCCAAATAGGCCAAGTGCCACTGGCAGTCCTGTGGATTGGCGGTTTTAACATCCCGCATATAACCAGCTTGAGTATTGGTAAAATTGATGCTGCCGTCCGGGTTGATGCCGGTGGGTAGTGCGGCAATGGCGCTCGGAAGTTCAGGGGCATGTAATGCCACGCGCTCTAAGTATTTACCCTGGATGGGATACGCCATGGCGTAATCCATGTGGCGCGTGCGAAAGTAATAGCCATTGATACAAGCGGCCAGCTCTGCCATGCCGGGCTGGCTTTTATAGTTCGGGTGGTTGTGGATGTTCAGTGCCGCGTAACTAACATCGTGTACGCGATACCCAAGTTCAAAGGTGCGGTCGGCCTGATATTGCCGGGTATTGACGATGCCACTGGCACCTTGGCTTCTTAAAAACTCGGCATAGCCTTCTTCCTGCGCAGCTTCGGCTAAAAAGTCCCGCTCCATCATATTAAACACCGGCAAGCGGTGGGTTTTACCGGCGTCGTGATAGCCCTGAAAGAATTCCTCGGGCAGGCTATTGCTGGTGCGCACTTTTTGCAAATGCCGGTCCATTTGCGCGATAGCGCGGTCGGTGCGGTCCACAAAATCAGCCAGCGCCTGGCTCTGCGCCGCGTCTTTGGTTTTAAGCTGCAGCTGCTCACTCATGAGACTCGCAAAACCCACCGCAAAGGCGCTATAAGCGGTTTCACAGTTCAGCCACTGCTCCGCGATTTGACTATCGCCACCGGCCAGCGGTGCTTTGCCGGGGGCGGGTAATTCTTGCAGTGGCGACGTATCAAAGGCCACCCGCACCGCTTGCGCCGCTGCGTTTTGGGCTTGCAACAACAAATCAGACATCGCCGTCATATCGTGCTGCGCTTGCGCTGTAAACTCACTTGAAAGGGCGTTTAAACTTTGTTGAATGAGGGCCATTTCATCAGCAATGGCATTGACCGCATCGCGGTGGTGCAAGATAGATTGGCGGTACTGGTCGGCAATATTGGCATGATGCGCGGCCACACCGACGGCGTTTTGCGCATCGGTGGCGGTATCTTTGATTTCGTTATGTAAGAGCGCATTAAGCACCGATAACGTTTCAACTGCCTTCGCTTTTAGGTTCAAAAGGC